GACAACGTAGACCAGCGTGACAACCGCGGTGGTCCCGGTCGAGGTGACGCAGTGAATGATGTCGCCCACCTCGAGCAAACTCGACAGGCTATTGAAATAACCCGAGGTGTTGACATCGGCGATTGCGTCAGCCGTTTTGTAAGCGTACATCGAGGGCGCGTTGCCACGTTTGCTCGCGCTATACGCGGTGAACCCATCTGCAGCGTATGCCATTGCAGTAATCTCCTATCAAGCCGCAGCCGCGGTGTCGCGGGCGGTGATCTTGACGATACCCTCGGCATCGATCGCAACCGAACCCGCCGAGAACAGAGCATTGACCAGCCAGCTCGTCTTCTCGGGAATGTAGTTGATCTCGGTGCGAGGAGCGATTCCCTCGGCATAACCGATGGCATCACGGTGGAACGCGAAGAGCGTCCGATCCGACGATCCATCGATAGGCAGGCCACCCTCGGAACGATCGCCCAAGACATGGAACGTGAATCCCATGAACTGGTTGATCTCACCCTGCACCAGCGCCTTCACGGTGTTGAAGTCAGAACTCGTCACCGAGGTCTGCTCCAGCATCGCGGCCAGCGAGTTTGCATGGATGATGATGTTCCGACCTTCAGCCGGGACATTCTTGGTGTTGAGGATCTTCGCGGCTTCGCGCAGCTTGGAGATGTTCATATTGGTGTTCGAGCCACCAATTGAGTTCGCCACCGTGCCGGTGCCAGACGCAGCATTCAGCGCGTCGAGGATCATCTGATCCTGGCGGCGACCGATTGCAGCGCCGACCACCTGGGCCAGCTCTTGACGCTCATCGAAGTTGACCTTCTGCTGCGAGAAGATGTCGCTGTACTCTGCGGCATTCCAATCGCCCAACGTGCAGGTGACGGTCGAGAACCCGACGTTCATCGGGGTGACATCGGTCTGAGTCACGCGAGCCGTAGCCACGCCGCGACCGACTTTCGGGAATTTGACGGTTGAGCCTTCGACTCCTCGACGCTGACGAACCGCACCCACCAGCATTGCTTTGCCCTGGTAGGCTTGTTTCACCTCAGCATCGAACAGAGTCACAAAGGCGTTCGAAAGAGAAACGCTCATTTGATTACCTCATTCGGTTGATGATCAGGGTTGTCGCGCTGGTGAGCCGCTGCTGCGGGCCTCGCTTGCTGATTACGGTCAGCCACTCGTCGGATTCATCCGCTGTCAGGGTCGAGACATTGCATCCCGATATGCCTTATCTATCAAGATAACCGAAACGATATCGCATTGCAAGCAGATAAAAAAACACCCGGACGGAGCCGGGTGCAACCCGCGCTGAGCGGGAAGGAGGAGACGCGAACCAACAGGGTGATTATTGCACAACTGCAGCGAACAGTCGCTCGACCTTCTGCCGGTAGGCAGCATCAGTCTTGTAACGCGGATCACCGACCATCTGATACAACTCTTCCTTGCTCGGGGCGTTCTCCATCGGCATCGACTGAATCGGCACCCGGCCCTCGTAAGTCTCGCGGAGCTTCATCATCATCCGCAGACCTGCAGCGGTGCCGTTGGCGATCTTGAACTCTTCCCAATCATCATTTGAGAAGATCCCCTTCTTGACCATGCCGCGGCCCCACTCGGCCATGCCGTTGACCATAGCCTGGCCATTCGGCCCCAGCTTCTTCAGCTCGGTGCCGGGATCAACGATGTCGCCTGACATCGTGTCCTTCGCCCGTTCCTGAAGCTGCACCACCAGATCGTCGAATGATGCCTGGCTGAGTCCGTTGTCCTTCGCCCAGCTGGTCAGCACCTCGGCCATCGGGTTGTCGGCAGCGGCTTCGCCAAACTTGCTCAGATCGTACTTTCCATCAGCCGGTGCGTTGTGCGCCCCCTTGCTGATCTTCGCTCGCAGATCCCGCCAGGACTTGGCGATGCCCTCGAGATCCGGTTCGTTGTCGTCCTTCTTCCAGAAGTTCTCCGGCCAGTAGTCCGGTCGCTGCAGCGGTTCGTCATCCGTTGACGGTGCGGCAGCAGTTGGCGCAGCCTCCTTGTGGCTGATCTCTGTCCTGCTCGGTTCAGCAGGCGCTGCTTCGGGTGCTGCTGCATCGAGTAGGCTGGCGCTGCCAGGCTCGTTTGCTTGCTCGCTCATAGTTTCCTTGCTCGTTGAATCCGCGCAATCAATCCCCGGATCACATCCCGCTGACCTTCAGCAAAGTATGCGAACGATGGATCAGTACCGGGCGCGGCGACCGGCACATCGACGAAGGTGGCCTTCAGCGTCATCAGCAGCTTCTGGCCATCCTCAGTTCCGAATACCCGCATGGTCAACCTGTCGAGGTCGTCCCTGCTCTGCTGGACATCGCGCACATCCAGCGTGATCGCATCGAGTTCGTCCCAACTCATACCGCCACGCTTCCAGCCATGTCAGGCTGCGCCATGATCCATTGGTAGCATTGTTGCAAAAACGAAGGACCATCATGCGCCTCAACCTGTGAAATCGGCGCAGAGTATCGTCGAGTCACAACAGGCTGGGCAGGCGTTTCCCCAGGGTCAACTGCATACGTTGCCAGCTCGATCACCGCTCGAAACTTCTCCGCATCATCACGCTGCCGCTCAACAAAAGCAACAACGATGCGATGGTATGCGTCTGGAAACGAAACACCAAAAACCGTTTGATTAACAGGCAATTGAATAGCCATTTTTCCCTCACAAGGTTCGATAAAGTTTGACACACGGTCTGCCGCTGACCGTTGTACCGGCAACATCGCTAATGAGATATGTGCCGGATGAGTCGGTGCGAGAGTACCTTCCAGACCCGCCTGTGTTGCTTCTCACAACACCCGTAGAAGAATACGTTGTTGGGCATTGCCCCCAGGCAAACGATATCCCAAGATTGCTAGTGCCGTCCCAAGCAAAAGCCGTGTTGAGTGTAATTATGTTTTCCTGGTTAACTGTAAACGATCTGCTTGCTTGGTTCACAACAGTCGTGATGCCGCTCGTAAAGTCAGACCCAACAGACAACCCGGTGTTTATCATCCCGATTGCATATAAAGGATAGGGCTGGTAAGTCGGTTGTGATGTGACATACAAAGACAAGCGCCTGATCGTCTGTCCACTACTCCACCCAGCCGCAACCAATTCAGCCGCGGTGTAGATCGCCTTGTAAACATAGCGCCTGTAATAGTTGTTGATTGGACCAGCAGTCGTACCGGAGGGAGTTGAGTTGAAAGCCAAAACATCAATTACATCTGGAATAACGATTGCCGGTTTGTTAACGAACAATCCATACCCTCTTGCGGTAGCGTTCGCAAAAGTAGAAATCAATGCCATTAGGCAAACCTGCTTTGTGATGCCAACACCGTGTAGGTGTTGCTTGCTGTTTTAATGATGGTGTAAGTGTAAGCATCAATGCTGTTCGCATTGCCAGAAGTCGGGGCTGAACCACCAAGCCATTTTAACGACACGCCTGCTGTTGTCCCTTCAATTGCAAAGCTCGTCGGGTAATAAGCTGTGGACCCTTGATTAGCCAGAAAAACAATCGTTAAAACATTATTTGTCGCCATTGCCGTGTTCAGGGAAATAGATACAGAACCCCTAATATCAACCCCCCAATTCCCTGTCGAATTGCCTGCATAAAAAAATATCAACGGGCTGTTCAGCGTATACAATACCGTAGTTCCCGATGCTCCAGAAGCCGAATACGAATTGACCTCAAGAGCAGATCGAATCAAAGCTCCGTAATTGCTGGTGGAGCCTTGCAAATACTGTCGCCCCGTCCATGTCTGAGTAAATTGCAAAAGCGCAACATCATTGCCATTGACACGCAACGCATTGCCTGGGTTTGTCAATGTGACATCAGCACCAGCCCCAAGATTGTTTATATTTATTGCAGCCATTACCAAGTCACCTCAACTGTATTGATTGAAGCCGCAGCATACATACTTGAAGAAGCAAACCCATAATTGAAAGTGTAAAGTGTCAAAGCATTGTTTACAGCATCGACTTGAATTCCAAAAAGCGTAGTCGGAGAAACGATCTCCGAGATTGTATTTATGTTGTAATTTCCAAGCACAGGCGCACTAGATCCAGATCGTCCAATGGAGCCTTTAACTTCCCACATCACAGATGTGTCTGAAGTAGTGTCTCGCAACGCCACTATCCCATAAAAAGCAACCGTTGTATTTTCTGGAACAATTACTTGATTTATTGTGCTAACGCTAAGCCCGTCTGTCGTGAGATACATATAGCCCGTTGTTGGTCCATTTCTGTTATATAACAAATACTCAGACTTTTTGAAAAACGAACGGTCAAAAAAATTAGCAGGAAACCTTGCCTCTGAATTAGTAAACCTTTTAATTTCCGTTGGCGAGTAAAACTGTAAGTTAGCTCCGACCCCGTCGCTTATCGATGCAATTGAAGCATTTGTAATTGTTGACGAAACTCTATGATTAAAAGAAATTTCCCCAAGCACATCACCAGGAAAATTATCAGTTGTTGTCCCAGTCGTTCCAGATGTTGATTTTGCAAACGATATAACACCTGATCTCGATTGCGAACTTGACCAATTATATAAACCAATGTACGGGTTAGTAAAACTCGTACTAGACGCAGAGTGTATCTCCATCCTGTTAGATATCGCTGAAGTTCTCTCTGGTTTGCCAAGCAACACATTTCCAAGATGATCAATAACGGTCGGTGTTGCATCTGGATTGTTGGAATCCTCAACAAACAGCGCGTTGCCTGTTCCAAGCTGCCTAATCTCCAGTGCGTTCGATGTGGTATTGACGTCAATGAGCAAAGGGGTAGTGAACGGCCCCGACGTAGACACCCACTGCAGCGAGGTGCCATCAGTACCGATCGCCTTCCCTGCGTTCGATGACTGTTGCTTTATCAGATCGGCAACAGACACCAGCTCAGCCTGGCGATCGGTCAGCTTGTCATCCCGGCCACCACCGCCACCAGTCGGCACAACAATCCAGTCGCCCCATTGTCCTGGCGCTTTCTCGAACCGGAACATCAGCCCTTTGCGCTCATGCTTCGGCATCGGGCCAATCGGCCCCGGCAACCCTTGCGGCCCCATTGGACCGGGTGCGCCTGTCATGCCATCAGCACCGTCCTTACCAGC